CCAGATTGTCCGTCTAGGATATCAAAAGAAGTAACGCTAGGATAGTAACTAAAGCAATTCCACAGCTCCAGCTCATCAAGTCTATATCGAGGAACTTCTTTTGCGTCATAATCTCTTTGAATGAACGCAGAGATGGGCAGACGATAGAATACAGCACCGTTTTCCATAATTGCATGAAAGAGTATAGGGCGCCCTGTAATTGATGCCAGGCCAAAGATAATGCAGTCTTCAACTTCTCCATGGTGATCTTTAAGATCATAGAGATACTCTCTCCTGATCTGTGAATACATCACAGGAATGTTTGCATTTAGATAGGCCATGCATAAATTATTTTATTAAAGCGATTATTGCGATAACGACTATAACTATAATAACAGATTTCTGTTTATTAGCTTTAGCCCATGTCCATAGTTGTTTTACTTTTTCCATAGTTTCCTCCTGGTTAATCATAAATATCTCCCCAATTAGAACCGAACTCATAGTCTACTTTATTAGGAATTTCAAGTGTAACAGCATTCTCCATAATCTCAACGATTTTTTGGGCTTCTTTTTCGTTTTCAATAGATAAATCCAGCTCATCGTGAATTTGAATATGTGCTATAATTCCTTCTTTATATAATTCTACCATAGATTTTTTTGTCATATCAGCGGCTGACCCTTGAATTAATTTATTTAAAGATTTGTATGTGTAAGCTCTTCTAATCCCTGGTCCATGTTCCCTGAGTGCATCTTCATGAGACATGGCTTTATGCATACCAAAACTATTTGGCTCCCATAAATGGAAGCGACAAAGCCGACCCAGAAGAGTTCTTATCTGTCCTCTGTCCTGTGCTCTGTTAGATGCTTTCTCCATTAATTGTTTAACAAATGGAACTTTCGCATGGTACTGATTAAATAAGTCTGCTGCTTTCTCTTTCGTCACTCCTAATTCTGCTTGTAGTTTAGCTTTGCCCATTCCATAAAATAATCCTAAATTAATTGTCTTGGCCTGGGATCTTGGTATCTCCGCCATGTCAGCTACGGTCTGGTGGAAGTCTGATTTAATATTATCTTTATAAGAATCTACAACGTCATAGACTGAAGGTAGTTTATAGAGCGATGCATAATGAACTACGAGTCTTGGTTCCTGCTGATTGTAGTCAAAACATCCCCACTTACATCCTTCTTCAGGTATGAATAAACTTCTGATCTTTGGTCCTAAGTCTTTATTTCTTGCAGGAATTTGCTGGAGGTTAGGGTGTTGATAACTAAATCTTCCAGTCACAGTTCCTCCTCCTGCATTTCTTAATTGGTTTATCTCTGCATGTATTCTTCCTTTATGTTCATATCTTAAAATAGAATCTAGAAAAGTTGTGTGAGCTTTATTAATTTCTCTTGCTTTAGCAATCATATTAACAACAGGATGCTTATGTTCCTGTAAAAAATTTTTAGTAAATGATGGTGCTTCAGTTTTTTCTGTACGGGGATACTCTAATCTTAACATATCAAATACATTAGCAATACTTCTTGCTGCCCAAATCTGTGTATCAATATTTGTTTCTCCTTTTATCTTATGTAATAAATCTTGTTCTGCTTTTTTAAATTCTTGTTTCATTGCTTGAGCTCTTTCGACATCAACCCTTACACCCTTGAACCTCATATCAACAAGACATGGAAAGAGTTCTGTTTCTAAATCAAAGATGTCCTCCAGGTCCTGATTAATAATTTCTTTTTTTAGTTCTTGCCATAGACCAAAGGTTACTTCTGCGTCTCGTTCTGCATAAGATCCAACATGCATAGCGGGAAGTTTATACATTTCAGCTTTAGGATCAATGCCCCACTCCGAGGCAGCTTCAGCTAAAGCAGATTCATTTTTACCATACCCTAGGTAATGCCAGGATAAACTATTAAGATCATAACGAAATCTGTTTTCATTAGTCACAGCTGCAGCAATCATTGTACACGCTATATCACCATTAATTTTAAAGCCCATAGCTCTTAACCAACAGACATCGTAAATAGCATTGTGAAAAATTTTTGTGGAAGTAGATTCTAATATATCTTTAAGCCATTCTAAAACTTTAACTTTGTCCATGTTACCACCACCTTCATGCGCAATAGGAAAATATCCTTTGTAATGTTTGGTAGCAACAGCAATACCAATTACTTCACCATTACCAATAATAGAACCAGATCCTTTTTTAATTAGGTCTGGATCTCTAGTTTCTAAATCAATTGCAATTTCTTCTACCTGTCGTAAGTCAGGAAATTCTGTAGGTTTTACCCATTCAGTTTGTGCCTCAAACTTAGGAATCTTCATCTATTATCCCCCATGAATTTTTTTTGGATTCTACTTTTGATGTAAAGGTCTGACTTTTTTGTGTCTCATCTCCATAATCTCTTTCAATAATCATTTCTATAAAGTGAATTGCTTTTTCTAAATCTTGTCTTTTTCCTTTCAGTCTGTGTCTCAAGATATATTTTATAACGCATCCTTCCGGGTATAGCAACTCATTTTCGATTACGAATTTACTTGGTTGAATTTTAAATTTCTGATAGTGTGTTCCGCCGATTTGTTTATTGTAAACTTTCGATGTCATATCCTTGATCCTCCTTTTTTGCCGCCATGATATATAAATTTTGTTTAGTACGTGTGACGCCTACATACCAAACCCTGTTTTCTTCATCTTCTTTGTCTTGACTTTTTTCGATAGCTTCCCGGATAGTTTTAGTAGTGTCTAAGATAAGTAGAACATTATCCGCTTCTCCACCTTTAGCTGCATGAATCGTTGATAACTTAACTCTGGCTTCTTTAGATAATTTTTCTCCACTTTGTAACATATCTCTAAGATAGAGGCTGTCCTCAGGTTCAGTTTCAAAAACTTCAAACCATTGCTGGGTTGGGGTATAACCAAATTCTTTTAGGTCGTACATTCTTTCTTCATTTTTTGGAAATTCTCTACCGAAGTATTCAAATAAATCCCTGCATTCTGAGATAGATAATTTAGATCCTTTTGTCCATCTGGTAAAATTTTGTATAGATGTGTAGAGTCTTGTTTTATAACTTTTTCTATTTTTATATTCAAAATAAATTCCCATCTCTCTAAGAATAGGTTTAAGTTTTATTAATTTATCATTGTACCGAGCTAACACTAACCATTGTCCTTCCTGTAAAGGAACATCTTCAATAGATGTGCCAAAATATATTGAGCCGTCTTCATCTCGTGCTTCCCATTCTTTTTTAAGTCTTCGTTCCTCTGATATTTTACTTAAAATATTGTCAGCAATATGTTGAACTAATCTGGGGACTCGATAAGATTGAGGTAATACTATTTCTTTTGCGGGCTCTTGTTGAAATCTTTTAACATCTGCACCTGCCCAGCCATAAATAGCTTGATCATCATCGCCAGCTAGAATAACATGTTTAGAATTTTTCTTTAAGACATCAAACATTTTCCATTGAATCGGTGATAAGTCTTGTGCTTCATCGATAAAAACGACGTCATATTTCGGACACAATTCTGACACAATGAACTTTTCGATCATATCCGTGTAATCTTTGAGGTGGAAAGATTCTTTATAATTGGCCAGTTCATCTCTTAAAATATATAATAAATTTTTTTCTAGCTCATATGAATACATGCCAGTGTTATATTCCTCTTCAACAGATACCTCTTTGATTCGAGCAGAATTAATTAAATTAAAATATTCACTGTCTGAATCTACGAAACCTGTTTTTTCTTCCCCATTACTATAGACCGTTACTTCTATACCCACACTTCTTCCAATATCTTCATAGTGTTCATCTTGCATAACTTCACTTTTTTTCATTCCCAGTTTCCAAAAGGCTAGTGAGTGTAAAGTTCTAAAATGTTTTAAATCTTTTTCCTTGAGTTGTTTATTTTGATCCAACATTCTCTCCTTAGCTTCACCAGCTGCTTTTTTAGTGAAAGCAAAATAACCTATCTTCTCGATAGGAGTTCCTAGTTTAAGAAAAGTTCTGGCATAGTGTAAGAGACGTGTTGTTTTCCCTGTTCCCGGAGGCCCGAGTATTTTTCTCATCATCGATTGCCCTTTTTTATATTATCAAGAGCCCAGAGAGGCTGCAAATTGGTGTAATGAAAACACTTTTCTTGTTGTTCAGGATCAGTTAAATCAAAAGCAGTACATGGAGTAATATGATCTATGTGCCATACCCCATGATTT